CAAACGTACTACGTCCGCGCCCGCACCTATTTCACCTGTAACTGCAAGAACCGCTGGCAATCCTAGTTATGATACGACCGATCCTCGGTCGACCAAGAGCATGACTACTTCGGAATGGATTGAAGCAGACCGGCAGCGACAGATTAAGAAATGGCAAGCTCAGAATCGCTAACTTTTTTTAGGAATTACCATGTCAAATAGCATTCTCACGATTGACATGATCACTAGGAAAGCCCTAGAGATCTTGGAAAACAATCTGGTTATTACCCGTAACGTCAACCGCCAGTACGACGATTCTTTCGCTGTTGAAGGCGCGAAGATCGGTTCGACCCTGCGTATTCGTCTGCCCGATCGCGCTCTGGTAACTGACGGTGCTGCCCTGCAAGTTCAGGACGACAACGAGCAGTTCACCACCCTGACCGTTTCAACCCAGAAGCACATCGGCGTGAACTTCACTTCTGCCGAATTGACCATGCAGTTGGATGACTTCGCAGAGCGCGTTCTCAAGCCGCGTATCTCGCAGTTGGCCTCCAGTATTGATGCTGACGTTGCCAATGCGTACAAGAACATTTACGCATCGGTTGGCACTCCAGGCACAACGCCAGCTTCTTCGTTGGTTCTGTTGCAAGCTCAACAGAAACTGAACGAAAACGCTGCTGTTATGAACCCACGTTATGCAACGGTTAACCCCGCTGCCAACGCCGGTCTGGTTGAAGGCATGAAAGGTCTGTTTAACCCAACGGATACCATCAGCAAGCAGTTCAAGAACGGCATGATGGGTACTGGTGTTCTAGGGTTTGACGAGATCAATATGTCTCAATCGATCAAGCAGCACACCACGGGCAACTTCCCTGTTTCGCCAATTGTTTCTTCTAGTGCTACGTTTGTTGAAGGTCAGTCGACCCTCGCCATTACGTTCACCAGCGGAACCAAGACGGTTAAGCAAGGCGACGTGTTTACCATCGCTGGCGTGTACGCAGTCAACCCACAAACCCGTGAGTCAACTGGCAGTTTGCAGCAGTTCGTTGTGACCGCTGACAACAGCGTGACTTCCGGTACTGCAATGACCTTGGCAATTTCTCCGGCGCTTTACACGTCGGCAAATGCTTTGGCTACCGTTGATTCGTTCCCTGCAACCAGCGCGGTCATCACGTTCCTTGGAACTGCTTCAACTCAGTACCCACAGAACTTGGTTTACCATAAAGATGCAATTACATTTGCTACGGCAGATTTGTTATTGCCACAAGGTGTTGATATGGCTTCACGTGCTGTGCATAACGGTATTAGCCTAAGAGTTGTGAGGCAATATGACATAAATAACGATAGACTTCCATGTCGTATTGATGTCCTTTATGGCTTCTCAACGATCCGTCCACAGATGGCCTGCCGCCTCTGGGGTTGAACCTCTTTTTAAGGAAATATCATGGCTCTCCCTAATGGTGCAGGTGGTTACCAAGTCGGTGACGGCAACCTGAATGAAGTTATCCTCGGCTACCAAGCTGCTCCTCTGTCTGTTACCGCTACGGCAACCCTGACCGCCGCTCAAGTCGCCTCTGGCGTCCTGTTGGTTGGTTCTGGTGCTACCGCTGCTCAGACGTACACGCTGCCCACCGGAGCGTCGCTAGACGCCCTAGTGTCCAGCGCCAAAGTCAACAGCACCTTTGAATTGGTGTTGGTTAACTTGGGTACGTCTTCGGGTACGGCAACTCTGGCTGTTGGTACTGGCGTGACAGATGGCGGCAACGCTTTGACGTCAGTTGCAGTTACTGCAAGCGGTCGGTTCCTGTTCCGTCGCACGGGCGACTCAACTTACGTCGTTTACCGTCTGGGCTAAAAACCTAAGACTGAAGGGGAGGGCCACAAGCTCTCCCCTTTTTTAAGGAATTATTATGCCTAATACGCAAGCAGTTGGAGTCGCATATAGCGACCCAGAATTTACGACCTGCTACGCAAGCCAAGAGATTGGCTATAGCGCGGCTGCTCAAGGTACGGTTACGCAAGCAACCGACAAATCAACGGCAGTCACGTTGAACAAGTCTGCTGGTCGCATCACAATGAACAACGCGGCTTTGGCTGGATCTACTGCGGTTTCGTTTACGTTAAACAACAGTTTGATTTCCACCAATGATGTAATTACTGTCTGTATCTCTAGTGTTACTACTGGCAGTACCGCTGGTGCGTACACTTCTTACGTTTCTAATATGTCTGCTGGTTCTGCTTCAATTACGTTGCGTAATTTGAGCGGGACTTCATACTCTGAAGCGGTTGTAATTAACTTCTGCATCATTCACGGCGCAAGCTAAACGGCGGGGCTTCGGCCCCGTCTACTGAGGTTTACGATGGCAACATATTCCGCTGGTGAGCAGATCAACCGCGCCTTGCGTTTGTTAGGTGTCCTAGCAGAAGGTGAAACAACCTCGGCCTCGGTAATGCAAGATTCATTGACTGCAATGAATCAGATGATTGACAGTTGGAACACGGAAAAACTGTCAACCTACAACACGCAAGACCAGACATATCTTTGGACGCCCGGTCTGATTACTCAGACGCTTGGGCCTTCTGGCGACTTTGTTGGCAACCGTCCAGTCTTGCTGGATGATTCAACGTATTTCCGCGACCCGTCAACTAACGTGTCGTATGGCATCAAGTTCATCAACCAGCAACAGTACGACGGTATCGCGGTCAAAACGGTGACCTCCACGTATCCACAAGTGATGTGGATCAACATGGAGTACCCCAACATTACGATGACGATCTACCCCAAGCCCACGCGGGTTTTGGAGTGGCATTTCATCAGCGTTGAAGAATTGGACAAGCCAGCTACGCTGGCAACAATCATGGCTTACCCGCCAGGTTACCTGCGGGCGTTCACTTACAATCTGGCGATGGAGATCGCGCCTGAGTTTGGTGTTGAACCATCAGAACAGGTCAAGCGTATTGCCATGACCAGCAAGCGCAACCTCAAGCGCATCAACAATCCTGACGATGTAATGGCGATGCCTTACTCGCTGGTTGCGACTCGCCAGCGGTTCAACGTCTACGCCGGTAATTACTAATGAAAACGCCGATTCTGGGGTCGGCATACGTTGCTCGGAGCATCAATGCTGCCGACAACAGAATGGTCAATCTCTTTCCTGAGATTATTCCCGAAGGCGGCAAAGAACCAGCATTTCTAAATCGAGCGCCGGGGCTAACAAAACTAGCCACCGTTGGTACTGGTCCCATTCGTGGGCTGTGGACGTTTAACGGCATTGGCTACGTTGTCAGCGGGTCGGAACTCTACAAGATCACTAGCAGCTACGTTGCTACAAAATTGGGCGACGTATCCGGCACGGGGCCGGTTAGCATGGCTGACAACGGCGCTGTGTTATTTGTTGCGTGTAATCCAGACGGTTACACCTACAACTCGCTGACAGGCAACTTTCAAAAAATCACTTCAACTGATTTTGCTGGCGCTTCAATTGTTTATTATTTCAACACTTTTTTTGTTTATCTAGAACCAGAGTCGCAACAGTTTTATTGGGTAACCTCAATCACAGTTGACCCAACAACAAACGGTGTTGCGTATGTCTACCCGCTGGTATTTGATTTAACAAACGTAGGGACCGCCGAAGGATCATCAGACGGTCTGGTTAGCATGATCGTTGACCATAGCGAGCTATGGTTGTTTGGAACCAATTCGGTTGAAGTTTGGTACAACGTAGCAGATACAGACCAACCATTTCAACGCATCCAAGGTGCGTATAACGAGATTGGTTGCGCGGCAACGTACTCGGTTGCAAAACTAGACAACGGTCTGTTCTGGTTGGGCGCTGACGCTCGCGGGCAGGGTATTGTCTACCGCGCCAATGGCTACACCGGCCAGCGGGTTAGTACGCACGCAATTGAATACGCGATTGCGCAGTACGGAAATATTAGTGATGCAATTGCGTACACCTACCAGCAAGAAGGTCACGCCTTCTACGTTCTGACATTCCCATCGGCTAACGCAACTTGGGTGTACGATGTATCTACACAAGCGTGGCATGAACGGGCGGCGTTTTCTAACGGTCTGTTCTTGCGCCATCGCAGCAACTGCCAGATGGCGTTTAATAGCGAGATTGTTGTTGGCGATTTTGCTAATGGCAATTTGTACGCTTTTGACCTAGACGTTTATGCCGACAACGGTAGCCCGCAGAAATGGCTACGCTCTTGGCGGGCGCTTCCAACTGGTCAGAATAACCTAACCCGCACGGCGCACCATAGCCTACAACTAGATTGTCAAAGCGGCGTCGGTATCAATAACAGCGCGGGGACTGACCCGTCTTTTCTGACTACCGAAGATGGTCTGTTCCTAATCACAGAAAGCGGCGATTATTTGTTAGCCGTTTCTGGCGATTCGTTCACGATTGGGTTTGATCCACAAGTGATGTTGCGCTGGTCAGATGATGGCGGTCACACTTGGTCTAACGAGCATTGGGCAACGCTTGGCAAGATTGGCGTATATCAGCAGCGCGTATTCTGGCGGCGTTTGGGTATGACGCTCAAACTGCGTGATCGAGTGTATGAGTTATCTGGCACAGACCCCGTGAAGATTGCCATCATGGGGGCAGAACTGCACGCAAGCGGAACAAGTTCCTAATGCCGGTTATCAATAACATCACCCAGATACCCGCGCCTCGGGTTGATTTTATTGACTCGCGCACCGGATTGATGTCACGCGAGTGGTACAGGTTTTTCCTGAATCTGTTTACGCTAACCGGATCTGGGGCCAGCGATACGGCAGTTGAATATCTAAACTACGTCCCGCTGCCGCAACCATCTAGCCCAAGCATCAACGACTTGTCCGTTGGTCAACCGGCAATCCAAGACATTTACGCGCAACTTAATGATCTGTCTTTGGGGCCAGTTGGTCAGCCAGCACCAGAAAGCGGCGTCATTCAAGTCAACACAGGCACAGGGCTAACAGGTGGCCCGATTGTCAAGACCGGAACGATTGCGATAGCAAACACCGCAGTCACGCCTGGTAACTACACAGCAGCAAACATTACGGTCAACGCCCAAGGGCAGTTAACCGCCGCCAGCAACGGATCGGCTGGAAGTGTTACGCAAGTCAATACCGGGACCGGACTGGCCGGTGGGCCGGTGACAACAACCGGAACCATCTACATAGCCAACACTACGGTTGCCGCTGGTACTTATACTTCTGCCAACATCACCGTTAACGCGCAAGGCCAGCTTACTGCTGCGAGTAATGGTGCTGGTGGTAGCGTCACGCAAGTTAATACCGGCACGGGTCTAACGGGTGGGCCGATAACAACGTCTGGCACGGTCAGTATTGATAGCACGGTTGTGACGTTGACTGGCACACAAACGCTAACAAATAAGACGATTACGGGGCTGGCAACCGGCTCCACGGTCAACGACAGTAGCGGCAATCCTTATGGGTTTGGTTTCCGTACCATGCCTCAATCGGGCAACACCAGCGGCACGTTGGTTTTGTCAGATAGCGCCAAGCACCTTTATTTGACCGGCAACGTTATTGTGCCGCCCAACAGCAGCGTAGCGTTTGAAATTGGTACGGTTATCAGCGTGGTGAGTAACGCAACTGCGCTAATTATCCAAGCCGGATCTGGCGTGACGCTCAAACTGGCTAACTCAACATCTACTGGCGACCGATCTGTTGCGTCTAACGGCGTAGCCACAATGATCAAGGTCGCAACAAACACTTGGTACGTCTTCGGTTTGGGTGTGACATGAGTGGCTTTTTCGGTGCTCTTATTTATGGCTACGGAGCTATACCGCCGCCAACGCCGTCTGAATACATTGCATATTGTGGATCGGCAACCGGAGGAAGAACTGTCGGCGTTTTTCCTTGGGACTCTACAACTGGTTTTGGAACGGTCTACAGCAACCCATCGGCTATAACATCTGTCACCGTACAAGAAATTTCGTTTGTACGGGACAACTCCGTAATTTCGGCATCGTTTTCTACGTCTCCGTACATCTATGCGTGGCCTTGGTCTGCCTCTGGGTACGGGACACGTTACGCAGACCCGTCTAGTCTTTTAAGCCCAACAGGTACGCCAGTAGGGTTTACTTGGACAAACGCAATAGACGCAATCCTTACGTTTAACCAACCGGCTACATCATATCCACAGGCATGGGCGTGGAGTTCCGGGTTTGGAACCAAATATTCTAACGGTAGTTCCATCACGACCAGCGGGGCGACTTACGGAATTTCTCTGAACGGCGACAATACGTTGGTGGCGTTTAACTTTAGCGCAAGCCCGTATGTTGCTTTGTATCCTTGGTCATCCGCGTCTGGGTTTGGCACTCGATATGCCAACCCTGCAACTGCGTATACCGGCAACGCCATACGGCAAACCATTTCGTTTAACAAAGTCACAAACGATTTGGCAGTTGGTACTGGAACCAACCCATACATTGCTGCTTACGCAGTTAGTAGCTCTGGGTTTGGTTCAAAATATGCCAATCCAGTATCTGACGGGTTCATAAAAAACTCTATAGATTTCAACTTAGATGGGACGTATTTAGCAACTGGAACTGGTTCTGGTACTCCTATTTTTGTGTATCCTTGGAGTTCTGGTTTTGGGACCAGAATTTTTAGCCCAACTTCCGGCACGGCTTTATCAGTAAATTGGTCAAGCACGGGAACGGAGATCGCTAAAAGCGCCGGTCCCATTAGTGTGTGGCCTTGGAATGCAGGTTTTGGTACGCAGTACGCAGACCCAGCGTTCGTCGCAAGTATCCCCAATTGTGTCTCTTTCTCTAACCAATCAAGATGATTACTGACAACGAAAAACTAGCTTCCACAGTCATGAACGCCTACTTTCGAGAGCTTGAAATCTACTCGTATCAGGTGAACATTGACAACTATTCTGCTATGCTACTTGCACTTCCTTCGGGCGACTGGCCGCAGGACTGGGTGGCATTTAAGGGCGTCAAGATTGACGAACTGCCGCATTCTTTGTCGGATGACGAAGCCCAAGCGATTAGCGATTACCAGTACCGCGACCGTCTGCGTTCGTTGATCAGAACCGAAAGGGCAGAGCAAAGCAAAACCATCAGGATTCGGGACGTTCTAAAGGCGCAGATTGGCGATAGCTATGACGCGCAGATCTTAGCTTACAAGGCGACGCAACCATGAGTGTAACCGTAAGAGTCTTGATTCCTGCGAAGCTGGCCGAGTCTAGCCAAACGACTCAGTACACCGCCAACGGCGTGACCACGCTTATTGACAAGTTCACCGCGACCAACTTTAGCGGGTCAGCGGCGACGATCAGCGTTAACTTGGTCACGGTTGCAGACTCGGCTGGCAATCAGAACTTGATCGTCAAAGCCAAGACACTCCAGCCGTCAGAGACGTATACGTTTCCTGAGATTACCGGCGCTGCGTTAGGCCCAGGCGGGTTCATCAGCACCATCGCAGGAACGGCATCGGCGATTAACATCCGGTCTAACGGGCGGGAGATTACATAATGGGTTGGTTTAGCAAATTAACCGGCGGCGCGTTTGATTTTATTAGCGACCCGTTAGCCAAAATAGACGATCAAGTTCGAGAAAACATTCCCGGCGGTTGGACCCTTCCTGCACTTTTGGCGGGTGGTTACTATTTTGCTCCTGAGATTGGAGCGTTCTTTAATCCTGCTACTGGCGCATCTGTAGCGACGGCAGAGGTTGCTGGCGGGCAAGCCGCAATTGATTCCGCGTTGACTAGCGGGAGTCTTACCGGAACCAACGCGTTGGCGGGTGGCGAAGCACTTAGCACAATCCCGACAAATTATCTTGCTCCCGGCGCGGGAGGTATGACATTAGGTGGAGATGTGGCGTCGTCGGCTTTCCCCTTAACGGGCAGCGCAGGGCTTCCCGTAGGCGCAGAAGCGACAGGACTAATGTCTTTCCTTCCATCCGGCATTTCGCCTAGCACCGCGCTTCTTGCGGGTAGTTCTGCGTTGGGTGCGCTTGGGTCGTTTGGGGCGGCTGGCGCAATGTCAAAGGCCAATCAATCGGTAGCTGATTCAAACTACAGAATTTTCCAAGAACAAAAAGCACTCCAAGAACCGTGGCGTCAAGCGGGCATAACCGCGCTTAACAAACTGCAATCGCCTGATATGCAGTTTACGCCTTTTTCGGCTGACAAATTTCAAGCCGATCCGGGTTATGCGTTTCGGTTATCTGAAGGCATCAAAGGTCTAAACAACGCTGCTGCTGCTCGTGGTGGGTTGCTGTCTGGCGGCACTTTGAAAGCAACACAACGGTTTGCACAAGGTCTGGCGTCGCAAGAATACCAGAATGCTTATAATCGGTACAACACCGATTACAACATGAAGCTCGGCCCGCTACAGACGTTAGCGGGTTACGGTCAAGGTGCTACCAATAATTTGGCTGGCGCAACCAGCGCATACGGTACAAACCAAGCTGAGACGTTAGCCAATACGGGCAACATCAAAGCATCTTCTTATTTAAACGCAACCGACGCGCTTGCTCGCGGTGCAAGTCAATATTTAAGAAACGAAAGCGACAACGCTCTCATCGCCGCATTACGGAGGCCTTGATATGCCGCTGAATACTAACCTTCTCCGCGCCCCCGCAGCAATTGAATTTCCCGACCAAATTAACCGTCTGGCGCAGTTTTCGCAAATCCAAAGCGCTCAGAATCAGAACGCGCTGGCGCAGTATCAGTTGTCTGCAGCTCAACGTGCGGAAGAACAACAAAATGCTTTTTACCGACAAGCCAGCCAGCCGGGGTTTAAACTAGACGTTTCGACGGCGCTTCCGTTTGGCAAAACTGGCTTAGAATTTCTTAAAGCGCAACGTGAAGCAGAAAACGCTGGGCTTACAGCTAAAAAAACTCAATCGGAAATCGACTCCGCAGAATTAAAACGCCGAGGAGATATTTTAGAAAATATTTCCGGCGCGTTTGTACCGTTGGCGGCAGCGTCCGCACAAGGAACACCAGTTTCTTTAGCACAAGTACAGGGCGCGGCGCAATCTTTGTTTAGGCGCGGATTGATAGGCCAAACAGAAATAAATGAACTCCCAAAGTCTGATGCGGAAGTCCCAGATTTTTTAAAAAATTTGGTTACTGGTTCGGATAAAGCGCGCAAAGCACTTGTAGATGCAATGCCAAAAATAGAACGAGTGGATACGGGCGCTAACATTACACCAGTTCAAGGAAATCCATTACTGTCCGGGTATGGTCAAACAATGACTAACGTGCCAGTAATATCTAAAACCGCCGCTCCTGCTGGCCCGTCTGATCTTTCGCGGCTGCAATCTGAACGGGCAGCTTTAATAGCCAAAAATCCTAAAGACCCGTTAATTCAAGAATACAATCAACGTATTGCAACTTTGACGACCCATCAACCGGCGTCAAACACAATTACAAACGTAAACGCTTACGCGCCCGCTAGTGTAACCGCGCAGCAAGAGTTTATGAAAGCAACACGGGAAAACTATGAAAAATTAAGAGACGCGGCGGGGGTGCTTGATAATATTGACAAAGCCAAAAAGTTAGTTGGAGGGGCCAAAGGATTTATGGGTCCTGGCGGCGAATCTTTACAGCAAGCCGCAAGTTTCTTAAACACTCGTTTGGGGACCAAAATTGACACCAAAGGTGTAGCTGACGCTGCTGAACTGCGGTCTAGGCTATTCTTTGGGATTATGGACAACTTGAAAAAGTTGGATTCCCAACCTACAGCGCAACAGCAAGATGCGCTTCAAGCTGCTTTGGGAAGTCTTGGTACAGACCCAAGCGCGCTTCCGCGTGTGCTTGATGCTTTTGGTGATTCTGTACGCAATAGAGTGGAACGCCACAATCAAGAAGTTACCGGCGCTGAAACACGCGGCGTTAAATTTCCTTACGATCCAAAAATTACGTTGCCAGAGCGAACCGCAGCGGCGACTGCGGCTGCTATACCAGCCGCCGCGATTGAAGCGTTAAAAGCTGGTAAAGGTAGCGCGCAACAGTTTGATGAAATTTTTGGTGCTGGCGCGGCGGCTAAAATTTTAGGTGGAAAAAAATAAATGGCTGACAATCCGTTTGCCCAATACGCGCCGCAACAAAACCCGTTCGCGCAGTATGCTATTACTAGCGAAATACCAATTGCGCGCCGTAGTTACTCTTTGGCTGAAGTGCCTATTGAAGCGGGAAAAAATCTCCCCAAAAGCGCGGGCGCGTTTGTAGGTGGGATTGTTCAAGCTGTACTTAACCCGCTCACAACAATTGGTGACATTTTAGATGTTGGCGCGGGCGCGTTAAGAAATTCCTTACCAAAAAATGTTGTAGCCACAATAGACAAAGTTGACCAAGTATTTGGCGCGGATCCAAAAGCAGCGCAACGAGTGTCAGACAAAGCCAGCGCGGTAGGCGGCGTTATTAAAGACCGCTACGGCAGTTATGACGCAATTAAACGAACAGTTGCTGAAGACCCAGTAGGCGCGGCAGGTGATCTGTCTTCGTTGCTTACGGGCGGCGCGGGAACTGTTAAGGGTATAACTACCGCTGCTGGCGGCGCGGCTAGAAAAGCGGGCGTATCTGCCACTACTGCGGGTCGTATTGCTAACGCCGGTGATGTGTTTGCACCCGCTGCTGCGGTAGGCGAAAAAATTAACCCTTCTCGCGTAGTGGCCCCGATAATAGAAGCGCCTTTTAAGTTGGCTGGTAAAGCGACGGGCGCAATATACAACGCGCTCGACCCAAAATCAGTTGCGTACATGACTGCAACAGAAGGGCGCGCGCCGCAAATTCTAAACGCGCTACTAGATCCTAATGTTCAAATTGTTCCGGGAAGTATGCCTACAGCAGCGCAAGCCGCTGCACCTGTAGGAGCCACTCGTTTTTCTGCAATGGGTGAATCGGCTAAAAAAACTTTACCGACGCCGTATTTTGAACGTGAAGCTCAACAAAAATCAGCCCAACTAGGACAAATTCAATCTGTTGGTCAAGATGAGGCAGCACTTGCTCGCGCGGAAGCACTTAGAAGTGGTACGGCGGCAACTAACTATCCAGCAGCGTTTGCAGTACAAACGCAAGCAGACCTTGCGTTAGCACAATTAACAAATAACCCATATTTTAAGGACGCTATACCAGACGCTACTAAATTAGCAGAAGCAAAAGGTATTACGTTTAGAAGTAACCCAATTGAATTTTTACACGGCGTTAAATTGTCTCTTGACAAAATGATGTCAAAAACAGGCGATACCGCTCTTGCGTCTACTGAGAAAAAACAAGTTGTAAATCTACAAAAACAACTTGTTGGATGGATGGAAAATAAAGCGCCAGAATATAAAGTAGCAAGGGAAACTTTTCAAAAACAAAGCGAACCGATCAACCAAATGCAAGTCGGTCAGTTCCTTGAAGGAAAATTAAAACCGGCACTTGGTCAAGATACAGCGGCGCTTAGGGCCGCAGGGTACGCGGAAGCGTTAGAAAACGCGCCAGCTACAATTAAACGCGCGACAGGGCAGTCACGATTTGAAAGTTTACGCCAGATTCTTACGCCGCAACAAATTGCTGCTCTTGAAGCGGTGCGAGACGATCTTGCCCGCGCTAAATTAGCAGAGCAACAAGCGCGTTTTGCGCGAGGGGCAGGCCCTGACGTTAATTTGTTAGGTACTGAAGCTATCGGACAAATACGCGCGCCTAACCTTATATCCCGCGTAGCTACTGTTGCTAACGATATTATGCGACGGTTGCAAGGCAAACTAGATCAGAAACTTGCTATCGAACTAGCTACAGAAATGTTAGACCCCGCAGCGGCGGCTAAAGCATTAGATAAAGCGATCAAGCGTGAGGCCAAGGGTAAAAAAATAGCCGCACCGTTTCAGACCGCCGGTAAAATGGGGTCAAAAATTATCCGTACTCCCGCAGTTATCAACGCGCTTGTCGCGGACCGCGAAAACCAAAACCAACTGGCTCCATGATGGTTACATTATCTGAAGTTGATCACAAGATTGACGCCCACGTGGACGTCTGCGCGATTCGGTACGAAGGTATTGAAAAAGAGACGCGCGGTATCCACGCGCGGATCAAGCGCCTTGAGCAGATCCTGATCACGGGCGGCGGGGCGATCATTATGATGCTGCTGACGATGCTAATGAAAGTTCATTAAACGGTAACCGTCAGTTTGTAAGATGAAGTTCCTTTTCTTGGAGCCTGACATGAAAGACGACATCCTCTCCGCAATCAACGATTCTGAGCCAGTTGATGCCCTGAACGCGCTGTTCTCGGTGGCGTTCCTCGTTGCCAAAGCATCGAACATCAACGAGTTCACACTTTCTTCGCTTTTCTCTTCAACCGCCGACGCTCTCTTCCAAGCTCACGCTGACGAAGAAGAAGTTGAAGCCGAAGAGGTTGACGAACAGACCGACGAGTAATGATCTGGCCCCCCGATAACCTCGGGGGGTCACCCCACCGCAACAAAACTGTGCTATTTGGTGTGGTTCTTCTAATAGGATGAAGAATGAAGCCACAAAAAATAAGCGACGAAGAGTTCTTGCGGCTATGGGAAGAGCATAAATCACCTGTCAAAGTTGCCAGACTGACGGGAATTTCTGAGCGGCGCGTTCATTCTCGGCGTCGTTCTTTAGAAAGTAAGTTGAGCCTAAACTTACTAACTGGCAAACCAATCCACATTCAGAAAGCCAGACACGAAGCTGGCCTGACTGATGGCATCGCCATCATTTTCTCTGACGCCCACTTCTGGCCTGGTATTCGTACAACCGCATTCAAGGGCCTCCTGTGGGCGATAAACGAACTTAAACCGCACGTTGTGATTGCCAACGGCGATATTTTTGATGGAAGTTCAATCAGCAGACACGCCAGAATAAATTGGAGCGCGGTCCCAAACGTAAAGCAGGAACTGCAAGCGTGTCAGGAAGCACTCAAAGAGATTGAAGACGCTTGTGAAAAGGCCCGCCATCACACCCAACTAATCTGGCCTTTGGGCAACCATGACTCGCGTTTTGAGACGCGCCTGTCCGAAG